ATTAAGGCAACCATTAATAGTATCCTTACTAATTATATTATGAATGTCGTCAATGAATCAGTAATGAAATATGTTCAAAATTTAAGAAAAGGAAGAAAATAATCAATTTACAAAAAACATATTTTTTAATGGTCAGATAAAAAATCTATCTGCCCATTATTTTTTTATAAATAAAATAAAAAATTGTGTTGCAAAAAAATAGAATTAAATTAGAAGAAATATCAAATGATATTTTAGATTCTTTAAAAGATAAATTTTCGTCTATTGGTAAGTATTTTTCAACTGCATCACCATTTGGACAAATTGTAAATGTTTTATCTAATATTTACCAAATGGTCTTATTTTATATTGAAGATTCTATAACTGAGTTAAATATATTAACTGCAACAAGAAAAACGTCTATACAAGGATTAGCAAGTTTAGTTGGACATAATATAACAAGAAAAATAAGTGCAGAAGGAACTATTTTTATAAAAATGAAACCATCTGCACCGGTGGAAAATATTCCAAATGCTGAAATAATTTTAAGTAACTACACAAGAATCATAAATAATAAAACAAATTTAATTTATACAATTTTATTAAATTCAGATTTCATAAAATTAAAAGTTGTCCCAAATCAATCATATAGTTTTAAAATTATACAAGGGGAATTTGAATACCAAACATTTTCTTCATCTGGAGAACCGTTGCAATCTTTTACAGTTCCAATTAGAAATAAAGATATAGAAAATTTTAATGTTTCAGTTTTCGTTAATAATGAAAAATGGAAAATTTATGAAAGTATTTATGATATGTCTTTGAATACAAAAGGGTGTGTTGTAAAAACCGCAGTTACTGGTGGAGGATTAGATGTATTTTTTGGAAATGGTTATTTTGGAATGATTCCACCAGAGGGTGTAGAAATAAAAGTAGAATATTTAATAACAGATGGGTCAATTGGAAATATACCCGTTGTTTCTTCTTTGGATATTTTTTCTTTTAAAGATATTGGGTATTCAATACTTGGAGATGAAATTGATTTAAATGATTATTTTACAATAGGAATGCAAACACCGGTTCTATTTGGTTCAGATGGTGAAAATATTGAATTTACTCAAAGAATCGCACCAAAAACATCCAGAAATTTTGTTTTAGTTACTCCTGAATCTTATAAAAACTTTTTAGAACGATTTAATTATTTCCAAGTTATAGATGCATTCACAACACTTGAAGATGATAATCCATTTGATGACAATACTGTTTATTTATTTTTAATACCAGATGTTACAAAAAGAATTTTAACACCATTGGATTATTATAATTTACCGGAAGATGTGTTTATTATAAATGATATTGAAAAGAATAAAATTTATGATTTATTAGAAAATGGTGGGTTTCAATCTATAACAAAAGATGTTGTTATTTTAACACCAGTTGTAAAAAGGTATATTTTGAATGTTGTTATTTCGGTATTCAAAAATGCAGATGTTAATTTTATTAAAGATAGAATTGTTTTTGAAGTTGGAAATTATTTCTTAATGAATAAAAGAAGAGATAGAATCCCCCGTTCTGATATAATTTCAATAGTTGAAAATATCCAAGGTGTTGATTCTGTATTTTGTTGGTTTTTATCAGAAGAAAATGAAAAAGATAAAATTTTACATCCAGATTCAAAAGAACTTATTGGATTAGATGAATTTGGTGATATTGTAATAGGTAAGAATGAAATTCCTATTTTAAGAGGTGGGTGGAAAGATAGAAATGATGTATTTTATGAAAACTCAATTAACTATAATAAACCATCAATTGTAAACATAATAGTAAAAAAATAGAAATACCCTGTGGACTACCTACCCACGCTCTTTTCTATAAAAAATATTTCTATAAATAAAATAAAAGTAGTATTGTGAATTACAAAGATTTAATAGATAAAGTTTCAAAATCAATTGACGATGAACTTGAAAAGCAAAAGAATTTAAAAGATTTAATTGTTGAAAAAAATACACCGGTTGAATCTTTATTTAAATCTTTGGAAATACAAAAAGTATGTGAAGAACATTCTAAGAATATATTACAATATATTGTATTTTCCACTTTAAATTTAGATGTTTCAAATGAAATTATTCAAAAACAAATTCAATTAGATATTGAGTTATTAACCCCATTACTTTTTCAATATAAATTAAGTAATTATATGATTAAAAAAATACTTAATGAAATTGAAATTGGTGATACATCTCCAAAAATGTTTGATGCTTTATCTAAAATGCAAAAAACAAATAGTGAAAATTTAAAAGATATTATATCAATGTTTTCATTATTGGAAGAAAAATACAAAAAAGTTTCAAATGAAAAAGAATCCAATACTAAACACACCGAATCAAGTGAAGGATTTAATGTTAAAGATGATTTTATAGAAATCTCAGATATGCGTAAATTTATTATATCACAAAGTCAAAAAAATAAAGACAAATAAAATGGATTTAAGAGGAACATACATAGGGGAAGTAGTAGATAATAATGATCCATTAAAAGAATTTAGATGTAAAATTAGAGTATATGGTTTAATGGATAAATTAAAAGATGATGAATTAATCTGGTTTTATCCAGATAATAATTCATTTTTCAGTGGTGGAGATTCAAAAGGATTTGGGTCAGGTTCAGTTCCAAAAGTTGGTTCAAAGGTAAAAGTAAAATTTTTAAATAATGATGTTTATTCCGGTGTATATTATTCTATTGAAAATATAAACGAATCATTAAGAAATGAAATATCAGATGATTATTTAGATACACACGTTTTATTGTATGATGAAGAACAACAATTAAAAGTTATTTACCAACCTAATCGCGGATTTGAAATTTATTTAAAAGAATCACATATTTTAATAAATCCCGATTCATCAATAACAATAGAACATAAAGGAACTTCTTCTATTATAGAACTTTTAGACAATAATATAAAAATAATTGCAAACTCTACAATAGAAATAACTGCGCAAGATAAAGTAGAAGTAACAGCAAAAGAATCTGTATTAAATGGAAAACAAGTAACTAAACTTGGTCCAACTCCATCTTATTCTGGTGTATTAGCAGAACCATTATTTGCTGCACTAAAACAATTAGCAAGTATGATAGATTCAAAATATCCCACATCCGCGGGAGTTGCAAGTTCTTTAATGCAACAAGCAGAACAACTTGCAACATCAAAAAATGTAAAACTAACTAAATAATTATGTTTAAAGATACCTTAATAATATCAATTGATTTTTCGGTTAATTCCCCAGCAATATCATTGTATTTAAATGATGCGATTTATTTTTATTCTTTTTTTAGAAAAAAGAATTATACTTCAAAATCAAAAGTTTTAATAAACTTTTTAGAAAAATATGTGGATATAACAATAATAGATGATTTAGCAAAAGGGAAAGATTTTGTAGAAAGGAATAAAATAGAAATGGCAGATGCAATTTATTTGAATAATACAATTATTAAAAAAGTAATTGATTTTATAAAAAATAATAGTGATAATATAAAAGATATAATTTTAATTTTTGAAGGGTTTAGTTATAATTCTATTGGAAACAGAACTATTCAATTAGTTTTATACCAAAGTATTTTAAGGTATATGTTTATTAATTATTTAAATTTATCAACTAATAATATATTTATTTTTACACCACAAACTATTAAAAAATATGTTGGTGAAAAAAATAGGAATAAAAATAAAGAATTTATGATTAAAAACTTTTTTTCTTTTATACAATCTGACACGCAATTTAAGTCCGATTGGTTTAATCATATTAAAGAAAACTTAGAAAGATATAAAAATTATACAATAAATAAAAAGCATATTGTAAAACCATTTGATGATTTAGTAGATAGTTTTTGGATTTTAAAATGTTTTTTTGAATACAATAATGAAATTATTAATTCAAAAATAAATAATAAAAAAAATAAAATAAATTGATAACTGATAAAACAATTATAATTACGGACGATTTGGAAATTATCAAAAAATATAATAATAACGCAATTGAAATTTTTAATTTAGATTTATTAAAAAAAATATATTCTGAAGAATTTTCTTTTTTAAAATCAAATGTATCAGAGTATGAACTATATGTTAATTTATCTATTATAAATTCAATAAAGAATAGAATGTATGAAATTTGTAAATCAAAAAATTATGAAATAATTATTTTTTATAAAAAAGATATCAGTGTTGATTTTGTAAAATGGATTGATTCAATAAAAAATGATTATAAAAATAATTTTAATATTGTATTACACGTAAAAAATCAAATAAATAAAATATAAATAAATTAAATAAAATAAAATCATTGTTAGAAAAAAATCATAATTTTAAAGGGATTAATTATATATATTTCCCTAAAAGTAGTAAATTTATGGGAGATATTTCTAATTTGGATGTTTCAAATGCGAAAGATTTAAGTTTTATGTTTTTTGAATGTAAAAAATTTACTGCAAATTTATCCAATTGAGATGTATCTAATTGTAAAGATTTTAGTTAGATGTTTGCACATTGTAAATCATTTAATGCAGATTTATCTAAATGGAATGTTGAAAAAGCAAAAAATGTAATAAATTTTGCCAAAGGGTCTTTGTTGACAAAATACCCAGAAAGAATACCTGAAAAATTTAGAGATGATTATCTAAAAACTACGTAAAATTTAGATGCGTCTAAAACTATATCTAATACAAAAGCAATGTCACCATTTATTTCTGTTTCATAAGATGTAACATTTAAATCGTATTCTTTTGTTTCTGGAATATACTTATTGATTTGTTCTCTAATATATGAATTTAATTCTGATGCATCAATATTTATTGCACCAATATATGTTATTAAATTTGCACCAAATCCAATATCATTTAATACCTCTCCCGGGGTTGTATTTAATAATAAAAATAATTTTTGTTTTATAATTTCAATTTCTTCCCCCACTTCTGTTTTTGTTGGATCAAAATAAGAAAAATCTTCATTCAAAATATAAATATCTTTATACATTTGTTTTTATTTTTTTCATAAATCAGATAGAGATTGTTTTGGCACTGATTCATTTAATTTAATTTCTACTACTGCATTTCCTATATTACTTATATTAATGTTTTTATTTGTATTTCTTAATTTAGCAGAAACTTCTACATCAAATGAAAATATAGAATCATTATTATTAACATA